ATCGTAAGCAAGGTGTTGCACGGTGTGACCCGTGGCGGGCTCACGTACATCTCTCATGCACGGCAATGTCTTAGCTATCGCTGGCATTGGTGCTTGTGTTCTAAACATTTTCCTCCATGATTAGTGGGAAGTTTTTAGCGAATCCTTTAGTGGTTTTAGGACGTGCTCGTTTTGGTTGCTTCCGTCGAGCTTTTCTTTCGATTTCTCGACGTATTGTTCTTGCTCTACTTTGACAGTCAGTCTTAGGATCACGAATACTCTTATCTATGTTGTACCGTTTGGCAAGAATAGTTGCCATGTAATTAAGCTCTCACTTGTACAGGCATGAGTAGATGTTCAACAGTGACTTCACCTTCTAGTGGTAACCACTTTCTATCAACATGAAAGGTTTGAATCATTGGTGTTGTTGCAGCATTCATGCGCCACTTAACAACAAGGTTGCTTCCGTATTGCTTGGCTAACTTAAGAAAGTCAAGCAGGTAGGAAGGATTGAATGCAAAGGGAGCTTCTGGTTTGTTGTGGAAGTTGTCTGGAATTAGTTGATCGTAGTTTGGAAATTCAAACTTCGTATCAGTAGTCTTCCAGAACACTTTTCTAACCTCACGAGAACTACTATTAATAATCTCAGCCGTACCATCGGCAAAGAGTTCTATTGTTTTCTCGTAAGTTAGTGGGCGTTTCTTAAACGCTGCTGGATCAATAATCAGGCGCTGTCCAGGCTCTAGTTCCCCTATCTGAGTAGACCCTGCAGGTAGGGTAATCCTCATTAAGCGGTGGCCATCTGTTGCAGCAAGTGTAATATCACCAGATCCAACAGAGTCTTCGCGGTATAGCGAGATCTTGTTGATTGAAACTTTAACTGGATCAGTGCATACAACTTGCGCTACACAGTGCAGTAAATGAGCAGGTAGTGCAATCAGGAATAGTGGACTGTTGGGCTGGACTGTAGCTGGACGCTCAAGTGTCGTCGTTGTCATTTAGTGTCAAGGATGATGTTGGATGCAGGCATGTAATCTTTATTGTTCAAGTACTCATCAAAGGCTGCATGTTTCTCTGCAGGTAAGTAGCCATATGCGTTGTTCTTGATTCGCTCTAGGTAAAAAGCGATTGGATATGGTGGATTTTCTAATGATGCAACGTATGCATCACAAACCATATCGAACAGGTCGTAAACTTGAACTTCAACAGTATCTTTAGTCATCGCAATCTTCCCAGATTTGAAGTAATTCGGCAGTAGTAATAACACCTGCTTTTTGAGCTTCCAATAAAGGTTGCATCAAGTCATAGCAACTGAATTCAGATAAAGCATCAGTAGTTTCATCCTTCTCAGTACCGCAAGCGATACCGGCAGGAATGAGCACCATGGCAGCTAAGACTGCAAGTATTTTTAAGTATTGGTTATTCATTTTCTTAAGTAAATAAAGCACGGCAGGATTACCGTGCCTGTTACTTCTATTCTATTTAGAACTCGTCTTGCTCATAGTCACCTTCAACTTGAGGTGCCTCCTCGATAACAACCTCAGCTTCCTGAGGGTTAATGGTGTGAGCAATTACAGCAACTGCGTCACGGCAGAGTTCTTCTATTCTGAGACCGTCTTTGTCACTACGAGCTTCACGGAGTGCTTCATACATTCCGTTGTCACTCATCTTTTGTGAGCCGATACGTACAGCTGCGAAGCATGGCTTCATCTTGGAGTTACCTTTCCAAGTGTCGAAGGTAAGGCTCATAGTCAGCTGACCCTTAGCGAATACATCCATCAGTCCAGTGAGGATGCACTGCGCCCAGATGGTGGTCAAGCCTGCAGTCAGCATGACCGTGGTGCCTGTTTGTGGTGTTGTAAGGAACAGGTTTAGTTTGGTGCTTTTGTATTCACCTACTTTTTCAGCAATAGAAATGCCAGTCAGCTTTACATCACCGATTCTGGTCAGTGGGTTACCCGATGGCTTAACAAGTGCAGACTTGCGGTCATCTCCCATGTATTGGAAGTAAACAGCATCAGAGTCTTTTACTAGTCCAACACCGATCATCATTGATACGTCGGCGTTGCTACCTCCAAGTTCACTAACAAGTTCAGTGGATAGTCCACACTCTTCTGTAGTGGTTGGAGCAGTAGATACGATGGTCATTCTGTGTATAGATAAAGGAACAGAAGCCCCGAAGGGCATAAGGATATAGAGCCGCCAACCGGCGGCAATAAGTTATTCGTAGTCGGAGTCCTTCATAGGACGTATTTGTATGTCTGTGGTGTCGCCGTCAAGCAGACGTTCGGTCCAGTAGTAGGCCTGTAGTCCAGCAAAGGCTGCCCATCCCAAAGGATTAAACAGCGCAACACCTGCAGCGGCTGCCGTGAGGGCAACCATTTTTTGATCATTCATTAGATGATTGAATTGTGGTTAGTGTTTCTTTTTCAATCTCACTATCTGCACGCGCCTTAAGCATGATCCACAGTAATAGTCGAGAGCATCCAAGTGATTCGCCGGTATCTTCCAGTCGTCTGGCCACCATGTCCAGTTCTTGGTGGATCTGTCTAATTTCCACCATCAAACTGCCGCAAGCTCGCCTTTGAGTTCAGCAAGCTTTGCTGTACCTAGTGATTCGACAATGGTCCAAGCCAGCTGGCCTGAGATCCTGTGCTGATCACAATAATACTCAACTGAATCTTCAATGAGTTCAGTCAGCTCTGTCAGATCTTCCTTAGATATCTTCATTCCGTCTTGATATATGGGTTCGCTGGGCACTCTTGTACCCACTTGTGAAATATAGCCGCCGATAGGCGGCATTGCAACCCATCATTCGGTAATTATTTTAATAGGACGTTGCTCGATTTGAATTTTCTGAGTTGGGGCAGACTGTTGAGCAGCTTCGATAAGTTTCTCAAGATCTGCTTTGGTTATGTTACCCGTACCTGCAGCACCTCCGTTACTTTTCTTGGAAGCAGCTTGGACACCAAAGGTCGCCAATACTCCAGTAAATACACTTGCAATGAAGGTTGGATCTAGCTTCTGTTCAGGTATCCCTAAGGCTGGTGGTAGCTGTATATAAGCAAGAGTTAATATTCCTCCACTCCATATCAGAATTCCCAACCGGACAAACGTAGACAGGATTGTCAGCTGCTCTTCCTTGTCATCAACTGATTGTTTCAGCTTTTTTAATAGACCCGGTTCCTTTTTTGGTTCTTCCATGAGATATTAAAGATACAATAAGGTAGTTGCTTATACTTATGTAAAAGATGTACCGCCTCTTTCTATTATTACTCATAGCAGCACCAGTCTCTGCTCAGTCAGTTACACCTAATTTCACAACAGGCTCAATGACGCAGACAGTCACGACAACTCAGGAAATTACAGAAGTAGTTGAAACAGAACGTTTTGGGTCAGCTATTAATGTATGGAGTGGTGACAACATTAAATCAGTAGATGCAAATGGTGCAGCTACTACCGTTAATGCGACTGGTGTTCAGTTTGAGATCGTTGACACAGCCTTGCCATGGGAATTAGAAGTTACTTCAAGAGCTGCTGGCCTGATCGAAACAATCGATATAGACAGGACAATCGAAACCGATTCGGTTACAAATACCTTATCAGTATTCTCTCAGTAGTTCTTTCTACTCCTTGTTTCGCAAGTGATACCACTAATGTTAGTGCTCAGCCTAATGCTGCGATCACAGGATCAGTAGCTAATCAAGCAGTGCAGATTAACCAAGGTTCATTGAGCACTCAGGGATTCAGTCGGGGTCATTTTTGTAATGGTCCAGTTATAAGCTTTGCTCCGTATGTTCTACAGACAGAGAGCATGGCTAGTTCCTATGCTACGAGTGCTAGTTATGGTGGGCAGATCAGCCTGTCCATGCCTTTAGATGGTAGTGCTGTAGAGATTTGCAAAGAGCTAGGCAGACGACAGTTAGACAAATCACGGTTGGACTATGAGTTAGTTCGCATCAAAGAATGCATCAACATTTATAAGGCAGGATTTCAGATCCTCCCTGCCAGTCCGTTCTATCCAATCTGTGCAGATATCGTTCCAATCGCAGCATCTCCTGTAGTAGATCCAGAAGAGTTATCGAAGCCAGAAGGTAGTCCTATTTTGTTGGACCCTTCACCCGCTGATACTTCTGAGACCGACGTTCTCGCGCCCACGATGGAAGATCCTTCCCCCGAGCCTTCATCAGTTTCTTCAGAATAGTTTTGAATAATGGTTTGAATACTTTTATTAGTTGCCTGAATACTTGATTGGCAACCATTGTTCCACCAACAGATGCAATAGCAGCAACACCAGCAGTAGTGACTGCAATGACTACTATTTCAGTCTTCGGTAGTGGTACATCCATATTGATAATAGGGATAGTCACTTCATTGACCATCTCTGTTTCAGGGATGACTGCTTGCGGTATTGGTATCGGTGGAAGTGTTGGTAGTTCTACCGGCGGTGGCTTTACTGGTGCTTGTTCTGGTTTGGCTTCAGTTTCAGCTTCCTCTTCTTGAACTTCTTCTTCAGTTTCGTCCTCGTTATCAGATCCGTTTACATTTCCAATACCTGGTACTTGGTCACGGTAAATAGGAACTGGTTGCCATTCAGGTACTTGAAATGTTGGCATTCCAATAGGTCTTCGTGGTGCAACAACTGGAGGAGGAAGCTTTATTGGTGGTGGGAAGTTTATGGATGGCATAACCTCCCTTGTGACTTATTTAATTTTAGCTATCATTATTTATCCCATCATCATTAATCATTACTGATAGAAGTGAAGCTGTTAAACAGGCGGCTAGAACAAGAAATATAGGTCCCATTTCAGAATAGGCCAGGAATGATTTGACCTGTTGCTGCATACGAAGCGATGGCAAACATAAAGCCCATCATTGCTGCGCGTCCGTTAGTCTTTTCAGCATTTTCCATAGGAGTTCCGTAATCAGTGGTGTAATACATGCGTGGTTCTTTGGCGTAGATATTAGTTCTGCCGCCGTCTTCTGTAATTGTCGTCATTATGTTAAGTTTCGTAACCTCCTTAATATTAGCAGTATAAATGCTTAGTTGCGCTTAGTCATCTTCAGATCTTGACTAAAGATTTCTAGTCCAGCATCCGTCAAGATACTCTTGTACATCTGCTTGAAGATTGAAGGTGGCATCGTTACAATTTCAGCACCGTTGTAGAAGGATCTAACAACACGCTGAACGCTGCGTATAGACGCCGCTAGCACTTGTGTAGGGCGTCGGTGGATCTTATATAGGTCAGAGATAGCACGGACTACTTCAAGCCCTGCTACAGATTGATCATCAAGTCTTCCGACAAATGGTGAGACATAAGTAGCACCTGATTTACTGGCAAGGATTGCTTGTGCTGCTGTGAATATCAGCGTCACATTAGTTCCAATTAGTTCTTTGCTGAGTTTCCTGCAGACCTTGAGCCCATCAGGCGTGCAAGGTACTTTAATGGTCGCAACATCCCCGAACTTATCTGCAAGACGATGTGCATCATCAAGCATCTCATCAGCGTTACCGCTAACTTCCATGGAGATATCCTTAACACCAATGTCTTTGATGGCTTGGTAGATGTCATCAGGTTTCTCTCCAGCCTTCAGGATCAGGGATGGATTCGTTGTGACACCGTCAATTAGTCCAGTTGAGAAGTGCTTCTCAATCGTTTTCGGTTCCGCCGTATCCAGGAATATTTTCATCATCGTTCTCGATTTTTTCTAATAGGTGATTGAAATATTTAAAGCGATCTGTACTAGGTGAGATGTGGTGCATTTGAAAATGTTTAACCACTTCAAGCACATCCTTTCTCTCTTCAGAAGTGAGGCACATTGTTTTATCCTATGTATCTATATTCATCATATATAGCTAAAGATTAAAAAAGAGCCTCATGTTTGAAGCTCTGAATTTTTCTAATCGAATTTAACCAATCATAGGCGCTTTTAGTGCGACATGAGTACTGCCTGTTGATGCTAGATCCAAGGGGAAATTATGGGCATTTCTTTCGTGCATGACCTCAAACCCAAGGTTTGCTCGGTTAAGAACGTCAGCCCAAGTAGGAACAACCCTACCCTGTGCATCTTGAATTGACTGGTTGAAGTTGAAGCCATTTAGGTTGAAGGCCATGGTGGAAACACCTAATGCCGTGAACCAGATACAAACAACGGGCCAAGCAGCAAGAAAAAAGTGCAAGCTACGACTGTTGTTAAATGAGGCATACTGAAAAATAAGGCGACCAAAATAGCCATGAGCAGCGACAATGTTATAAGTCTCTTCCTCTTGACCGAATTTGTAGCCATAGTTCTGACTCTCTACTTCAGTTGTTTCACGAATGAGGCTGCTTGTGACAAGCGACCCGTGCATAGCACTAAATAGAGAAGCACCGAATACACCGGCAACGCCAAGCATATGAAAAGGGTGCATAAGAATGTTGTGCTCAGCTTGGAAGACGAACATATAGTTGAATGTTCCTGAGATACCGAGGGGCATTCCATCTGAAAAACTCCCTTGTCCAATTGGATATATAAAGAACACAGCGAATGCGGCAGACAGTGGTGCTGAGTAAGCAACACAAATCCAAGGGCGCATACCTAATCGATAGCTAAGTTCCCATTGTCGTCCCAAGTAAGCAGAGATACCAATGAGGAAGTGGAATACGACGAGTTGGTACGTGCCGCCGTTGTACAACCATTCGTCAAGCGAGACAGCTTCCCAAATTGGGTAGAAATGCAGTCCAATCGCGTTGGAAGATGGGACGATGGCCCCACTGATGATGTTGTTCCCGTATAAAAGGGATCCGGCAACTGGTTCTCTGATTCCATCGATGTCTACAGGTGGTGCGGCAATAAAAGCAATAATGAATGCGGTGGTAGCAGTCAATAAGCAGGGGATCATTAGCACCCCAAACCAACCTACGTAGAGGCGGTTGTCGGTGCTAGTTACCCACTTACAGAAAGACTCCCACGTAGCCTCTGGACTACCAGTCCGAGGCAGAAGTGATGTTGAAGCCATAATGAATTAGTGGTGTTGTAAGAAGGTAAAACTCGGAGATTGGTTACTCCTACTTATATAGTCTATTAAGTTAAATGAACCTCAGCGGCAGAACTAGGTGTCAAATCATCATATTCACTTTGGACATTCTTATGAATACGATTATGAGGGCTTATGTTAAAGCCAATCACGCGTTCATCCGCTTCGATTGCTTTTAATTGTCTGAGTTGATTTAGTCGCTGAGGATGTCGGATTCCAGAGTCATTACAAGGTAACGCTCTGCTGGTATGAGACATAGTTTCTATTTCAAACTTCTTTTATTTTATGTTGAATTGATAACAATTGAGAGCTAATTAAAATTACTTAATTAAGCGTCCAATCACAAATACTTTTGTAGTCAACAGATCCATCGAAGTACTCGTCAATCGCTGTCTCAGCCTGACGCTCTACTTTGGTATCCTTCTTAGACATCATCCAAGCAACACAGTCCTTAGCAAGTTCTGATTTCATTTGTGCCAGCTGTGTCCCTTTAGCTGTAGTGACTTCTGCCTTGTCCAGCAGTCTGTTAATACCTCCGGTCAAACCTAGTGATACAGGAATGAAGACTGAAGCAATAGCAACGCTTCTAACGATGCTGGAGATCATATGGGCTTGGTTATTATCGTTACACATAATAGAAAATAGTAGTGTGGTTTAGCGCCAGTCAAAATGGCTCTTGTCTTCAAGTAGGCGGAATTGTTTCAGCCAGAATCTGAAGTCATTTTGATCTTCAATTGATACATGCCTTCGGTGCTTACCACCGTGCATGAACATAATTCCGATGCCTTCCTCATTAGCGAGGAAGTAAATATTTCTACCTAACTTGACGCCTTTCATAGGAACTCAAAGGTCACAGGTACAACACCTGGATCAATCATTCCTATGGCTTCAGCAGCTCCTCGTGATAGGTCAAGGCCACGTCCAGCAATGTAAGGACCACGGTCATTGATACGAACATCAACGCATAGATCATTAATCTCGTTACAGACTTTTAGCCGTGTACCGAAAGGTAATGTCTTATGAGCAGCAGTGATTCCGTGCTGGTTATAACGTTCCCCATTAGCTGTCATGTTTCCGTGGAAACCAGGGCCATACCAGCTAGCATTTGTTCTAAATACTGCTGTCGCCGCTTGAGCTGGGAGAATAGAGCAAAGAATTGGCAAGGCATATAGTAGTTTCTTCATTTACTTATAAGAAATATACTTTAGACTGCTACTTATTGCAGCAATCTAAAGTCTAGGTGGTAATTATCTACTTTGAGACTTAGGCGTAAGCCATATCTTGAGCAACTTCTAGAGCACGGGCAGAAGTAGTTAGACCAGTTCCGAAGTTAGCCTTCATGAACCTGCTCTTCTTATTCTTCCCACGCTTGGTGCTTGTCTCAAATTCAGTGACTGCATTGACTGCAGCCCAGAGAGTTCCATGAACTCCAGGGATATCTGAACCAAATCCACGGTTCATGCTATGCATGATTGGCTTAATCTTCTTGAGGTCATCAAGTGACTTATCACCTTTAAGGTCTTTTGCATAAACCTGTTCTAGGAAATACCTGAAGTCTTCATTGCTCACCTTGTATTCAGCAAGTTCACGCATGGCTTGAACTTCTTGAGCAAAGGATTGACGTGCTGTATCAATGGATGTGATCAGCTTGTCAAAACTACTGTTAGCTCCAGTTTTATGAATGATGGAAGTTTTATTCCCTTCACGCATAGCAGCAGCAAGAGTATTGGCACAGACAACTCTGACATTGGTGAAGATTGCACCGCAGCCAGTTTTTCCGTCATGTCCTAAGTAGCCGACTAAGCGTCTGAAGACTTTGTCTCCAGGGAGGACTTCCTCCGTCGCACCACGGAGTGTGGCGGTAAAAGCGACCCTTGCTCCGTTCTTAAGTACGATGACGCTGTCCATGTCTGCCTCTTCTCGGATGAACTCCGCCATGCGTAGGAGGGCTTCGTTTTGAACGACTTCGTACGTTTGACTGACGATTCCGAGGAGAGATTGGGTATCAGTTCGGACAACTCCGAAGACACCTGCTGGTTCAACACCAACGATGTTTGGATCTCTAAAAACTGGGTATTGAAGCTCACGCTTTTCAACTTGGAAAAGTGCATCTGCTGTTTCAAACGCATCCCTCGCAGGGAGCGTTCCTTCAGTAACAACACCTTGGTTGTGCCAAGCGCATTCGTTGTTACCGAACCATCCGCTAGTGAATTCTGCGGGCATTGTGTGTGATGGATATAGGACATCAATCGAGATAGCGGCCAATAGGCCGCAGTGAGTGGTTCAGTTGGGAACCTAGCGGGACAAGCAGGCCGTGGTAGGGCCTTTAACACTATCTGTGGTGTACACCAGGGAGACAGAGCGGATCAGGGGCAGGAGTTTCAAGGAAACGATGGCTAATCCGATGCTTAGTCGCTAAGTAACAAACATGAAGTTATAAGCTGCGTTGAATCTGTCTAGTTGTTATTCACAAAGGCCCACAAAAGGTTTAACTTTAAGCCACATAGATGGGAAAAAGGTTTACCAGTTATCTGGTTTACTTCCGCAGCAATTATCCTCAGAACATTCAGCATGTTTATCCAGATATTCCTGACATGCGTTTAGGAGGAGTTCTTGCAATGTCACTGACTCTGATATACAGAACAAGCGAGTTCTTTTATGGCAACATTTTGGCATTGTAATAGTGACTTTCTTGGATGCCATGACTAAGTTGTAAAGCAAATTGAATATACCACTTAGTGAAATAGCTGTAATTGTATTAATCAATACATTATGCAATTTACGAATAATGTTGAGATGTGGTGATCAACAAAACAGCCTGAAGTGTTAGCAGTTACTCAATGCATTAAGAGTGCATTGATACCAACAGGTTAATCTTTGTAATAATTGATACAAGTCAACAGGTAAGTTAGTTGGCAAATTTCGTTAGTTACTATGCATTAAAAAATGCCTAACGAATGTGGTGATGTGGTGATGTTTGAACGTGGTTATTTTTCTTGTTGAATTCCGTCGTCATTCATACATTCTTCTGACTCAAAGCAGTTTGGCCATAGCCTCTTCTCAGTCTCTGTTGAGTTCTCTGAAAGGTATTGCCTTCCAGCTGCAAGATAGAAGTCCTTGACCGTCATATCCCGCTTAGCACAGAACAGTTTCATTGTCTGATGACAGTCATCTCTGATGTCGAAGGACACGCGGCGCATTTAAATAGTGTCGATGAATTTTGGACTAGTTTTCACAGTACCATCATGCTGCGAGTGCAGGTATAATTGGTGACATCAAAATATTAGTGCCGATCTGTGAAACCGCATAAGTAGTGTGGTTTAGCAAACCCCAACGGCTGCAGTGGATCTCAGCGAAATATGCACCTCAAACCGCATCAACCGCACTAGTTCTCTTATATTCTTCTTTTTTAATACACTCTGATTTAAAATAGAAAGGGTATAGAAAGAACGTGGTTTAGTGTGGTTTTACGTCAAAAGGTAGTCCAGCACAGTGATTAGCCAGCCGCACTTCTACGTGGTTTTAAAGAACCGTGTCGTGCTCTAGGAACCCAAAGGATTCCAGCTTCTTCTGTTCCCGCTGCTTGTGTGCAAGTTTACAGACGGTCTCCATCACCTTGAGGGTGTCCTCGGTGCTTGATCCTTTAGGCATGTCCTTAAGGACAATCGTGAAGAGCGGGAAGAACTTGTCAGCTGCTGCTTGCACCTCTTCAGGTGTTAATGGTTTATCACTCATAATTCAATACTCAATATGTTCGTCTTAATTAGTTAGTTGTAGATTCTTTATCCGAAAGAGCCCATAAGACCACCAGCAGAACTAGCAACTAGGTCAGTAAATGGCTTCTTGTAGGGCTGCTTAGTATCTGTAGAAGATCTGCTTGTTGGAGACTTAGGAGTAGGTTCAGGAGGTTTAGTGCTAGCTGGTGGCTTATTACTACTTACATTGGACATTAGATTACTAGCCCCTCCCGTGAAGTCATAGTTCTGAGCCAGTCTTGATTCAGTTGGACGTTTATCGAATGTATGAGGATTATTTTCAGCTGGATTGAATGCTCCACTAGAACTTGGATTTTTAAAATTGACAGCACGTTCTTTAGCATCTTTAATGTGAGAACTCTCTCTGATAGATCCTTCAGGCTTCTTAGCTACAGGCTCAGCTTTAGGTGCTGGCTGATCAGCAACAGGCTCTGCTTTATTCCAGTTTTCTGATAGATTCCATACATCTTTTTGAGTGAGGTCACCTTCTTTCATGAAGTCAGCATTACCAGCTTTATAGTTCTCTATTTCAGAGACAAAGCCCATAAGCTCATTAGAATTTTTGATGTTGAATTTACCTGTAGCTTGAACAGCATTCTCCCAAATACCGCGATTACTAGAACTGCGCCGGATATTTTCAATGCCGGTTGTGTCTCCATAATTTCCATCAGCCCAGTAATTACTAAACGCATTGTCTCTAAGCGGGTCATCCGCCTTGCCTTGACTAAGCTGACCAGGTCCTAGTCCTAATGTCTTAAGTCTTCTGTAATCTTCGGTACTTAAGTCTTTAAAGGCTTCTGTGTTAAATCCTTTGTCCTCAGGAGACCAGTCATTCCATTTTGTGCCATGAGCTGATTTGGCTTGGTTGTCTGCCGCTCTTTTTTCTATTCTCCATTGGTCAGGCATGGCTATTATTAAATGAATTCATATACATCAATTATATACAATACTGTGCTCAGCCTCTAGTGTTAGTCTATGTATTGACTGCTAGTTAAGAGTAATTGTTAGCAACTAGGTCAGTAAACGATTTCTTATAAGGCTGCTTAGTATCTGTGGAGGAGCTGCTTGTTGAAGGCTCAGGATCAGATTCAGGAGGTTTAGTGTTAGTTGTTGAATTATTACGAGTCACATTGGACATTAGATTACTAGCCCCTCCTGTGAAGTCATAGTCTGTAGCAAGATTTGATTCAGTTGGACGTTTATCAAATGAATCAGGATTATGTGCAGTTGGATTGAAGGCTTGACTAGAACTTGGGTTTTTAAAATTGCTGGCACGTTCTTTAGCATCTGCTAGATGAGAACTCTCTGTAATAGGTCCTGAATTAGTTTCAGGCTTCTTAGCTACAGGCTGAGCTTTAGGTGCTGGCGCTTGTTCTTGTTGAGGCTGCTCACGCATCAACATGATGGCTTCTGGAGTCCAGCCATCTTTCAAGAAATCACCATGTTTAGCTTTTACAGAATCAGCCCTATCAAGGAATTGATTTAACTGGTCTTTGTCTCCAATATTAGAAAGTCCCGTTTCCCAGACAGCCTGTTGTACATTGCCACGGTTATGGGCTCTCTTTGATCCTTTTTCGCCGCCCCAATATGTGTGGTAGATTCCGCCCGCTTCGCCATGCACTCCATCACCCCATTGACCTGTGTTAAAGGCAGTGGTCGCTCTCACCTTATCTCCTCTAAGTATAGAAGGACCTACTTGATGATCACGCAGTCGTTGACGTGTGGCATCATCTACGTCTTTAAATACATCTGGATTAAATCCACCTCTGGTATCTTTCCATGCGTCGTCTTTAGACCAAGCAGCGTTGTGATCTCTTACTCTCCGCATTCTCGCGTTTGATTGCTGTGACATAGTCGACATATCAATGTCCTGTAATTGAAGAATATATCTTCAATTATACTTATTAAACGCTCAACATATTCTGACCGCTAGCATTCTTGAGGAACTCGTCTTCTTCTTGTTGTGATTGTTGCTGTGAAGGCGTTTCAGGTACGTCTCCTCCCTGCTGATTGAGAGCAGTTTGATTGAACGCATTAGTCAGGTTAGATTCTGCAGGAGAGAAGTTATCCGCAAAGTCTTTTTTGTAGGCATTTAGCACAGCATTACTGTCTGGAGAATTATCATTCCGAGCGTCATAAACACCGTCAGATGGGTTAAAGTTTTCATGAGCACGTTCGCCACTCCAGCTCTTATTCTCCCACGCATTTACTCGGTCCCTAGCTTCTGCTAGGTGAGAGCTATCTACAGTAGATTTATTAGGTGGGGTCTCAAGAGAAGTATCAGGCTCAGGAGTTGTATCAGTTGGAGGTGCTGAATCGGTAGAGTCTGGACGTGGATATGTTTTAAAGATTCCGTAATTATCTCTGTCACTGTTAGCATCATATTCATCATGCAGGGAATCGAAGTCATTGGTGTAAGTTGTCAATGAATTGAGCTTACTTGGCTTCTCACCCTTACCTAGAGATCTGACTTCGTACCCATCTTTTAATTTCCAAGCTGAGTCGTGGTGACTTTTAGGTCCTTTTTCCTCATCAAAGTACTTAGCCCTATCGGAGTCACTGATATTAGGACCGTCGCCCCACACTTGTTGTGGTAGATAGGTAGCCATATTGATAATTAAAGCAATACTTTAATTATAGTTATTAAGCATTCAGTAGATTCTGACCTCTAGCATTTCTGAGGAACTCATCTTCCTGTTGTGACTGTGCTTGTGATGGCATATCAGGTACGTCTTCCTTCTGCTGATTAAGAGCAGTTTGAGTGAACGCATTATATAAGTTAGATCCGTTGGAAGAGTAATTTTTAGCAAAGTCTTCCTTATAAGCATTTAGTACAGCATTGCTTTCTGGAGTGTTAGGTCCAGTGTACTTATTCCGCGCATCGTAACTTTTATCCTGTGTATTTGCAGTTGGAGCTGCATTCAAAGCTTGTTCATTAGATGGGCTAAAGGGTTCTTTAGGTGTAGTGAGCCTACTTTGTACACGCTCTTTAGCTTCTGCTAGATGATCGCTATCTACAACAGGTTCAGCAGGTTCAGCAGGTTTGGGCATACCATCCATATGTTTTTGAAACAAATGACTGAGAACTCTACCGCTTTTTAGATCACTATCGTTACTTTCCATACCAAGTTCAGACATAGCCTGATTTACTTGATCTTTCTGTGCTCCTGTGTAGTATTCATCCTCATTCATTTTGGATAGGTCACGAGTTTGACGACCCATATAAAAGCCTTCGTCGTTTTGCATCGATTCAGGAAGATGGTCGCCTCTCAGGAATAGATCCTTGTCCTCCTCAGAGAAGTGATCTCTTGACTCTGTCCATTTTTCAGGACGACTCCGATCAAGTCCCCAGCTATTAAAAAAATCCTGGGCTCTAGCTTTATACTCGTCCGAACGAGAATCAGTGACCGCATATTCAGCCATTAAAATCCCTCTTTAACAATAGATATAACTATTCTATTAAATTCAAGTAGGATTTACTTTAGTCATGTCTAATCCGTCTGGAGAGAAGTTTTTAGCAAATTCTTTTTTATAAGCATTTAGTACAGCATTGTCATCTGGTTTGTTAAGTCCAGTGGATTCAGGACGAGCATCATAAGTATCCTTCGTTGGAGCTGTAGTTGCATCGAAACTCAAAGCTTGTTCATTAGATGGACTGAAGATTTCGTTAGCACGTTCACCAGACCAGCTTTTGTTCTCCCACTCCTTTACACGTTCTTTAGCCTCTGCTAGATGAGAACTGTCTTTAACAGGGTCCTCTTTGGGAGCAGGTGCAAGTGCAGGTGCTTCTTTAGGTTGTTTTTGATCAGCTAATTTCTGGCGATACCAATCACCGACAGCTTTAACTTCTGATTGGGAATCAACTTTGCCATCAGTTACTTCTTCGGCACCTTGGTTCCAAGCACGTTCGTTAGCTCCGGGGATTTCGCTTTTAAGTGCGTCCTCCCAGTCACCTTTAATACGTCCTGTTGAGTATTTGTCAGTCTTCTCAAAGTGAAGAGAGCCTTCAGGATTCCAGGTAGCCATGAACTTGAACAATAGATATAACTATTCTATTAAATCTAAGTGATACTCTCGTTTAAGTACGAGTACTGCGCTCTGCATAGTACTTTTACTCCACCCGGCTGCATATGCAGCGGTTTTGATAGTAGGGCTATCGGATTGGTAATCAATACCATTAATGACTTCGATTGCTTGTTCTAGCTGCGTGGTTAGACACTCAACTTGCGAAATTGAAAGTGGCATTAGGGATAATTATTAGGCATCGACGAAATAAAGCCCCCGACCGGGGGCATTGTCGTCACGGGTAGTTAGCTCAGGCGGCTACGGCTACGCGCTCAAAACGTACGATGTTGTTGAGAGTTATTCTCAATTAGCCTATGCAGTCGAGAACCAGTGCATCCCCGCAGTGGAGATGTGCGGAATCGAACCGCAGTCCTACATAAACTCAGCCTTTTAGGGTCGTACTGAGGACACGACAATGACGGGAATCGAACCCGCAACCTCCTGCGTGACAGGCAGGCGCTCTAACCGATTGAGCTACATCGTCAAGTAGGTCCTATTCCGTATTCAAAGTCAGATAATTTCTTAGAAGCTTTATCAGCTTTCTTGATAATCTTCTGTGCTTGTTCACGGGTAGTGCAAAGTTCCGCAGCCATTAAGGCTTTGGTTAACTTCTTCTGTTGTTTAGCTGGATTCATGCAGGCAGTTTATAGACTTTTTCGGGGTGTTGGTCCCAATATTCATCGTTCTTACGTAAGTGTATAGCGTCAATTCCTTGGTGACCGGCTCCTTCAATATTGTAGGGAGAATCGTCGAAGAGTGTGCCTACCATACGGTATTTATCTTGTAGATATTGCAGCATTTCCTGCTTAGCTATACCAGAAGGTTCAACACCTTTGGATAACATAATTTGGTCAAATGGAATGTCGTTACGTTGGAGCCATTCGATAGTCTCCATAAGTCTTTCGGCAGGTCGTGCAGTAGCAATAGCAATTGAATCACCTTTGGAGTGAAGCAGGCGTGCTAGTTCAGCTACAGCCGGATCTGCTGGGAAAGAGCGAGCTGCGTCAAAAAACTGGTCTTTCGTAAGTCCCGTGTTGTCGAAGTTGTCGGGCTTTCTAGTGAGCGTATCGTCAACGTCAAAAGCTTGTACAACCTGGTCTTTATTGCCAGGGCGAAGTTCAATACCTTCAAATAATTCACCAGCGAATTTTCTCATTAGTTTCAAGCAAGTCTTGGAATTGGTGCCCAAGGGATACCTGGAGCAGGGCCTTGTGGACCATCTAAAGGACCGTCCCTACTTGGCCATGGCTCACCAGGCTCCCAAGCAACTAAAGGTTCTTGCGATTTATTAGCAAGTAGTCCTAAATCATCTAGTGAAAATAAGCCAGCCAATCTATTCATTATTAAATAATATTAAAAGCCTTATTTATATGATACCTGCTTCATATTTAGCACTCATAAGTGCTTTATAGAGGAAGGCTTTAAGTGAAAACAGTTCCTCTTGTTCTTCAGCGGGTATTCTTGGTGAACCTTCCCAATACTTGAGGTGAACTTCAATTGAGTTATAGACAAGTTGAAGACTATCCAAGTCAAGTTGGAAATCAATAATTATTGGAACATCGCGGAAATCTTTGTCACCAATCATGAAAGGAAGTTGGAACTCAGTAATGCCTTAAGCGGAATACCTGTGACACAGCCAAAGGTCCAGGCCACAAAGAACAGCATGTGCTTATTCATGGTTGTTATTAGTTAAGGGCTTCTATTTAGTTTAGTAAGTATAAACAATTAGATAGAATTAATTAGGAGTTATTGATATTTATGAATGTATGCAAAAGGCAGAGACTTATCTTCTAAATATCAGTCTCCAGAGCAACCTTCAAGGCAACGAAGGGCACATGAAAAACAATTAGAAGGGTTACAGCTTGATCCAACAGAAGATAAGTA